GGTATCCCTACGATGGCTACGGCTATAGCTGAGATTCAACAGGGGCTAGGCGGTGAGTTACCGGCTGCGCCTCCTCGATGCTCTCACGGCACGATGGTATGGGCTGAGGGTACAAGCGCTAAGACCGGGAAAGCCTGGGGCGCGTATCGATGCACCGAGAAGAGTAAAGCTACGCAGTGTGATCCTGTATGGCACGTACTTGGGAGTGACGGTAAATGGAAACCTCAACTCTAACCGAGCAGTCACTCTTTGACTATATAAAGAGCACGTACCTCGAGGACCTGCAAAAGTCAGAGCATACCTACGAGTACATAGATGCTACGAGTAACGGCTACAGGCTCACGATAGAGCTTAAATGCCGTACTACTCATTACGATGAGCTGATACTGGAGAAGGATAAATACGAGTCTCTTATGGATAGAGCTCAGGATTTAGGCTTTACTCCGTTTTATATCAACTCAACACCTAAGGGCATATACGCCTTTAACCTACGCAAGATTACGGTTACTTGGATCACTAAACGCCTACCCTCTAACACCTTTGATAAAGGGCCGGAGATTGATAAAAAGGTAGCGCTATTACACATAGATAAGGCGGTTAAACTTTAATGGGATATGTAGAAATGATTAAAGAGTGGGATTACTGCGATAATTGCGAAAAGCCTAAGCCTTTGGCGACTGGCTCGCACATAATCGTAGAGGGTCAGTCTGTAGCTTGGCTCTGTGAGCTGTGTAAAGCGGGTGCGAAATGAGCCATATTTACAATCTGCAGGCTGGATCTTGGGGTTACACAAACTGCGATTTATGCGATGACGATACTCTCTGTAATGAGTACCTAAGGGATGATGGCTTAGTGCAGTGGCTATGTAAAAAGTGTGAGGATAAATTGCACCTATGACTCACTATAAATACGAGTGCCGGAAATGTAATAAGGTCACGGATCAGATAGAGCGCATTATCACCGATAACCTGCCGCCATACGTTAAGACCCTGCAGTGTACTAAGTGCGGGATCATAGGCGTATGTATGGTCGAGGAGCCTACAGATGCCGAGCTATGAGTACGAGTGCATCAGCTGTAACGTGCGTTATGAGACAGTCCAACCCATAGGCGAAAACGTAGCGCCTTTATGCTGTGGCGTGGTAATGAGGCAGGTTTACAGTGTGCCAGGTATCAGCTTTAAGGGCACCGGCTGGGGTAAGGATGCTTAATAGTTATCCACAGAGGTTATCCACAGGTGTTAATATCTTGTGGATGACACGCAGGAGATACGCTCAAGTTATCCACATATTTGTAATGTATTTGACTAAGGGAGTACGCTCCATACTCGCAGGCGAGCCGCTGAGGCGGATAGCTCGCAGGCGTAGTACGGTGCTATTGGCCGGGCTATTGCTATTTACCAATATGCCTACAGCTAAGGCGGTAAGTACTGCAAGAGATATTAATACATACAAACTCTATGCACATATAAAGCTATTAGATGCTAAAGAGTATCGATGCCTTGAGCTCTTATGGAATCGTGAGAGTATGTGGAATCCACGAGCAGACAACCCTAGAAGTACAGCCTATGGGATACCTCAACTACTCAAGATGAAAGAGCACGATCCATATAAACAGATTGATAGAGGCTTGGCTTATATAAAGCATAGGCACTCAACTCCTTGTAAAGCCTGGCACTTCCATAAAAGGACAGGGCACTACTAGATGGTCCAAGGTAGACAGGACCCTAGGCTTACTCGTAAGTACAAGAAAGCCCGATTACTCGTAGCATCTATGTACTCATACGTATGCTCGGACTTTTGTAAGTCCTCGAAGTACGTGCTCTTTATATAGTCAAAGAGTGACTGCTCGGTTAAAGTTGAGGTTTCCATTTACCGTCACTCCCAAGTACGTGCCATACAGGATCACACTGCGTAGCTTTACTCTTCTCGGTGCATCGATACGCGCCCCAGGCTTTCCCGGTCTTGGCGCTTGTGCCCTCAGCCCACACCATCGTGCCGTGAGAGCAGCGAGGAGGCGCAGCCGGTAACTCACCGCCTAGCCCCTGTTGAATCTCCGCTATAGCCGTAGCCATCGTAGGGATACCCTCGGTAGCTGCTTTAGTAGCCCACGGATCCTGAGCATATGCCGCCTCTACCTTTTGCATATCTTGAACGGTAGGTCGAGCGTGTTCACTCGGAGTAAGTAGGCCGATAACTCTACCGTAGGCGGACGTAATGCAGTCCTCGATAAACCATTTTTTCATATTTTGCGGAAGTGTCGCTACGTTGCCAAAAGCGTAATCCACCGCGCTAGGGACCGCATCCTCATACTCACGATAGGCCTCAGCTTTAACTAGCACCGTACCCTTGTCGAGATCTATATCTTCGATAAAGGCAATTAAGCGCCCGGACGGGAACTCAGCTCTAAAGCGTTTGATGCGGCTATTTACGTCCTCGTAGTTATCCATAAATCCCATTATTAGACCAGGCCTTTATCTCGGAGAGCCTTAGCTATGGCCCGGCCTCTTAGGTAGCCCTCGCCGTGTCCCTCGCGGTATCCGAGATCGTAAGCGAACTTTATAAAATAGCCCATTAGCCCGGTAACTGCCAAAATTATTAATATGTCTAAACCGTTCATATATCGCCCTTTGTTAAGGCCGATTAGGCTACTACCCGAGTAGCCCTCTCGGCGTGTGTAGCTTTAGTATGAGGCCATCGTCTGACATATGGCAACTATTTAGAGAGGCGTGTCTCTAATAACATTTCGTAGATTTTGTCGATTTTGGCATCCATACGCTCTTGCTTAGCCTCTATGTGATCGATGCGCCCGCGTAGGTTATGTCCGCCGTTGCCGTCCGGCTTGAGCTCTGACAGGTAAAACTTAACAAAGTGTCGGATAAGCCCAGCTCCTAGCCCCAAAATAGTAAAGCCCCCCAAGGCAATACCGACTATGAGCTGAGCCTGTTCCATTACTTAGCGCCTAATCCTAACTGCTTCTCCGACGGTTGGATGGCTTTAAGTAGTGGCCCGATTAGCCCAGCGATAAACGCATTAGCTAATACTTTTGGATCGGTAATACCGGATAGATATAGCGCTCCTACACACGCTGCAGCTGAGCGTAGATAGGACTTACCGGCAGCGATAGCCTGCTTTTTCATTGTATTACTCCTTAGTGCCCTTAAGGATTTGTCTAACTATAAACCTAAAGTCTCAATTAATACTTTAGCCTTGGCCGGTAAGACTTCTACTTCCCAGTGCATCTCGTCGGCTCGGCTCTTAAAGTCCCCGCCCCACTTGAGGCCGTATTTCTTAGAAAGCGCCCGGATCATAGGTACTTTTTCAGCTGGGAAAGTGCCGCGTTTACCGAGTGGGTGTTTAGTCGCGTTAAGATCGATAGCTGTACCGGAGGAGTGGCAACTTAATTTATCTGTAGTGCCTCGTACCATACGAAAAGCGTAAGCCCAATCGTCAAAGGTGCCTTCGTCGATAGGCTCGATTAGTTCGTGAAAATCAGCCGCAAAGGCGGCCAAGAGTGGGCCCACACTCTCAGCGCACCTAAGCTTACGATCCGTACCCTTTACCGGGTAGGACTTTATTTTTATTTCGTCCGGGTCTTTACAGGCCGGGTATCCGTTATAACTCTTTAGCATTACGAAAGTAGCAAAGCCGCTTCGTCTGCAGTCAAGCCTAATTTTTCAAGTACCGCTTGACGAGCTTCTAATTTTATAGCTGCCTCTGATTGTTCTGCATCTATTTTAGCTTGATAAGCAGCTATACCGGCTAATCTTTCGTCGCTCAATTCTACCTCGGTAGTTTCGCCTGTTTCAATATTGTAGATTTTTTCAATTGACATAATTACGCTCCATATACATAGATTGTGCCAGCATCAAAAGTGCCAGCGGTACAGGTAAGGCTAATTGAAGAAATAGCAGAAGTTCCCGCATAGTGACCTATATCGTAGTAACTTCTGTAACCGCTTCCAGTTCCAGAGCCAAAAGTCATAAACGGTTTTGGAGTAGTAGCGTTAGCGTTCCATACCTGACCATATCCTGAAACTGTGCCAGTAGTCGCACCTGTTAAACCAATTGGGAAAAACGTATCCGTATTTCCATAGCCTGAAACTCCGCCGCCAATGTCAATAAGTCCAGCCTGTAAATAATTACTTCCAGTATCGGTATTGAGTTGAAAAGCAATTGCAGAGTTACTAGCGGTATTTGTTGAAGCTCCTACTACGTAAAAATAAAGCCACTGTTTTCCGCTAATGCCTGAGATAGTTGTAGTTGATCCTGTAAGAGAAGTACCGCCTGAATTAAGTAAAGTCAAAGTCGGAGTATATCCACCTGCAGCACTAGCCCACTTGAGGCCGGTAGCTTGTGCAGAGTCAGCGGTTAATACCTGACCGTTTGTACCTACTGAAAGAGCCGCTAAAGTATCGGCGGCAGTGCCAGCCAAAAGATCACCTTTAGCTGCTATTGCATAATTTGTAGTATCAGCTACATATTTTAATCCTGTAGCTTCTGCAGAATCCGCTACTAATCGAGTCTCATTAGCTCCTACTGCAAGGCGGCTAAAAGTGTCGGCCCCTGTCCCGGGAATTAGATCACCTTTAGCATCAATAGCCGTAGCCATTGAGTTAGTTACCGTTACGGTTCCACTTGTACCACCGCCTGAAATACCTGTGCCAGCTGTAACACCTGTAATATCACCACCGGGATCTGTTACCCAGGTAAAATCCATATCCGTATTTGAGTTTTTACTAAGTACCTGCCCTGTAGTGCCACCTTTAAGATCAACGAGGGAGGCATCAATAGAATCACCAAGAGCCTCGATAGCTGTAGCCCCGTCTTTTACGAGGTCGGTCGAAGTGGGTACGGGCCAATTAAAATTTGGCGTTACTGTTGCCATTAGGTTAAACCTCCAAAAGCATTTTGCCAGATAAGAGTAGCATTTACCCCAGTCCAAACTAGGTTAGATGGGCTAACTGTGTCCCACTGTGGCGCGACCAGTGAGAAATCTGTAGGGCTGAGGGTAAGGGTTAGATCTACATAACCCGGAGTAGCTTTGATAGCAAAGCCCTCGACAAAGCCATTAAATGAGCCGTTAAACATATTTAAGGGTAAATCATTAATTACTATAGGCTCACCAAAAAAAGCATTTATAAGCTTATTACGCTCAGCGCTAGGTAAATCTTCATTATCAAGCCTAAAAGTAATACTCTGTAGCTGCTCTCGAGGAATAGCTCGTAGGCCTAGTTGCCTGTTCATAAGGGTATTCACGTCGGCTAGGTTATGTAGGTTAGTAGTTACGCTTTCCTGATAACGGCCATAGTTAGCTATCGAGTCGGCATCGAGGGCTGTAGCTTGGCTAGCGTAGTTATTGCCATAGTTAAATACCAGGGAGTTACGGATTTTGCCTATCTGTAAAATAGTTTTAACTGTAGAGGGTACGGCGTAGTTAGCCGATAAGGTCGTATAACCATAGGTTGATAGGTACTGAGTGCGGTGATCCGTGTCGGCATAACACACGCGCCCGGCCTTATCCTCGTAAATCTGCCCCTGGGCACTCTGCGCTATCTGAGCACAAAGGTTATAACTATTGCCCGGCTCAGCTGCTCGAGAAATCATCTCGTATAGGCCGGGTTGATCTATCTCGCCTAGCCCCACATTTTCAGCTGTGGCCCAGGTGGTCGCAGGATCATAATTAAACCACTGTAAGGCCGGAGCCACCTCGTACCACGAGTTGATAAGTAACTCGTTAAGTATGTCGTAGATTTGATTACCGTCGTAATCCTTGGCCAAGGCATCGGGAAAAAGAGCCTTAGTAAGCTTGGATAGCGACCCAACGGCCAATATATTACCGATTGTTATAAACCCTATTTCCTCAGGTGATCGGACTGAAATACCAAAATCCGATACCTGGCCTCCGAAAACCGGTACATAGACACCGGAGCTATTTTTAAGCTCAAGCGTTAGGGCATCGGTTACATCTATGTCAAAAGGCGTATTATCGACGTTAATAATCTCCATACGAGCGTAACCGGCATTACATTGGAGATCTATGTCATCTCGGCCAGTAGCCATATTTACCGCTAAAACGTTATCGTAAACCGTTGTGCCTACCGTAATTCTCCACTCGGGTAGCCAACTACTCATAGTATCTACCTGAACCTCGATTTACGGAGGTGCCTCTATACGTGGACTGATTAAGTACATCCTCGACGGCTCTAGCTATCGCCTCAGGATCTCCTACACCGGCGTTAATAGTGACGTTTGCGGCAGGTTGATACCTATACATAGGATCATAATTAAAATTACTTGAAGGAGTCTGAATATTTGCATATGAAGCCGCTAGGGCTTCGTACCTAGCTGAGGATAAAGCAAGTACGGCGGACTGGGTGGCGTTATTTCCCATCGCAGCCATATCCGTGTATACCTTCTCAAAAGTAGCTTGAACTGCCGGGATACTGGATACGGTGGTAGATATTGTGGATCCGCCTATGCCGCCTTTAGGACCGATGGGCGGATTGAAAGTAGAAGCGCCTCCAGGGCCGCATAATCCTATTTTATCTAAATTAGCTTGATACTCTTTTAATGCTGCTAAACGCTTGGCATCCGCGTCAGCTTGAGCTTTAGAGACTCGATCTATCATAGATAGTTCTGAGGCTTCTAATAATAGATTATTAGTTACAGAAGCGTTATAGGTTTTACTCAAAGAGGCTAAACGGGCTATCTCGGTCAGCTGAATCTGTACGCGTTCGCTGTAGGCTTCTTTTGCCATAAGCGTACCCGCGGCCGTTATCGCAGCGTTATATTTCTTAAACGCCTCCTCACGAGCTAATTCCTTATTACCCTCGGCCATCTTGCTATCGTTAATAACCTTAAGCTCGGTTAATAACTGTGTGTTAAGGGCTAGTAATGTCGCGTTACTAATTTCAGTGACACCGGCTAAACGCTGTAAATCGGCGCTTTTCTGAAAAGCTGATAACTCTCTGATTTTCTTAAGAGCCTCATCGCCGCGATCTTCCTCAATAAGCATAAGAGCTTCTAGGCGTAGTTTAGTCTCTTTGTCATACGTGGCCTGTAGGGCTGCAGCTAGCGATATACGAGTGCTATCAAAAACGGCGGCGGCTTTAGATAATGCTATTTTTGCTTTTTCGGCTGTTGCCTGTTTTTTCTGTAAAGCTAGTAACTCTTTAGCTCGCTTGGCGGCATCGGCCTCAGCTTTAGCGCGAGCCTTAGCGTTAGCCTTTTCCTTTTGTTCGTTATAAATATCAGCATAACGGCCGCCAAATTGCTTATCCCTGCCTGTAGCTCTACGGCCCTCCTGGGCCAATTTATCGAATACGCCGCCTTCACCTAGATAACTGCCGATAATTGGTATAAAAGCCAAAAAGTCTACGCCGCCGGTTTTTACACTAAATCCTTTTAGCTTATCGAGAAGCTTATCTACGTAGCTAGCGGTGCCTGCTAAAACGTCGCGGCTGGACTCGCCAAAAGCTTCCATCGCGTTAGTAGCGCCCTCGATACCGCCGTCACCGGCAAGAATCGCAAAAGCATCTACTAAACCTTCGCCCACGGTCTCTTGTAGATTTCCGTAAGATATACCTAACGCAGCTACCTTACCTTCGTAAGTATCTAATCTCGCTGCATTTTGTCCGGCAAATTGTTTATTTATTAAGTCCTGAATTTCGCTAAAGCTCTTGCCGGCTAACTCGGCCTTTGTCAGTCCTAAATTGTATTTAGCAAGGCCTTTAGTATTACCCAGGTATGCAAGAGATAAATCTTTAGCGACCTGGGCTACATCCTGGCCACTGCCGGCGGCAACGTCTAAAGACGTAGCTAATAGTTTTTGAGATTTTGCTACTGATCCGGTAGTAGTCAAAAGTGAACTGAAAGCCGGACGTAAAACGTCATCGGATACGTTAGCTGTTTTTTCCAGGTCCGCAATAAATTTTGTAATGCGACTATTCTCAAAACTAAGGCCAAGATTATTAACGGTAGTAGCTAGCCTTTTTGCCGCCTTTTCATCCTCGGCAAAAGCCTTTACGGAGGCTTTACCGAAAGCTATTACGGAGGCGGCTCCAAAAGTTACGCCTAAAGTTTTAGCTAGATTCTTGGCTGTTTTATCAAAGCTTGAAATCTGCTTTTGACCTTTAGCTAGGCCTTTACCGTCAAAAGTGGTTACAGCGCTTACAACTAAGCTAGGTATATTGAGCGCCATTATGCGGCCTTGGTGTAACGGCCCTGATTAAAGGCCTCTACTGTTTTCTCAATAGCCCGAATTACCGCGGCCTGCGCCTTACCCTGATCCTCAGCCCACGCTCTGAAAATCATACGGCCGCGCTCCTCGCGCTTATCGCCATAGAGAGGACCCATACGGCTAATAAAGTGAGCGCCTGCTCCTGGGTTATTAGACTTACTGTTAGAAGCCCCACCGGGGTTAGCCCGGCCGGCAGTCTCATAGATAGCACCTGCAGCCGATTTATTAGCTACGTAGTACAGCGCCCTCCAGCCATTTTTATTACGTGTGCCGGCAGGCTGGGAGTAATAAATACCTTTTTTAACCGTCTCATAATCATAGAGAGGAAATAGGCGTAGGCGGCCCTCAGTGTTAAAGGTTCTGAAAGCCGAGTTTTTAGCGGTAATGGTTTTACCTACTGTGTTTTCGTTCCAGCCGTAAAGGTTATCGGGCTGAGGTGATGGAGCGTAACCTCGAGCCTTATCCCGGATAGGAATCATTACGGCTTTAATTTCTTTGTTCATCTCTTTAAGTAGTTCAGGATCTACCTTACGGATGGCTTTAAGAGTCTCTTTAACGCCTTTTATGTCTACCGGCATTTCTCTCAGCCTCCTTAGCTTGATCGTTTAATACTTGGATTAACATCTTGTACATCTCTGTATCAAGATTGAGGACCGACTCAGGCGAGATCCCTAACCTAATAGATAGCTGGGCTACCTGATAAGTAAGGGAGTCTCGCCCTAGTCTAAAGGTTCATCGTCTAGGACCTCAACCTTTTTTAGATCGTCGA